TTTTAACGTTAGTTGAGTTAGATTGAGCAGTTGAAAAAGTAGAAGAGCGGCCAGCGTTCGGAGCATACTTTAACGGAGCTTTAGCATCTTCACCATAGAAGTCTGTAGCTTTAGGCATAAGAGCTAGAAGAGGATTGTCCTTATAAGTAGCATCTTTTGGGAGTCCAGACGGGAAGATCGTTTTAAGGATCGCCGCCATGTTAATAGTAGTAGCAGTCATTTCATTTTCCTTTGTTTAGCTAAATAGCTTTTAATTGTTGTTCGAATAATTTTGCGGCTGCTTTTAATCTCTCTGATTCTGTTTTGTATTCCGGACTAGTGGAAGAAGATTGAGAAAAAGAGTCGTCTAGAGTTGTCTGCCCAAACACTTTGGCGATTTCATCTTCCTGAGCGTCTGCCCCGAAGAATCTTAAAACTTTTTTAGATTTTTTCATACTTTGCACTTGTTCTTCAAGCTTTTTTTCATATAAATTACATGCCTCGTCAAAACTCATGAGTCTTGGAGTACCTTTTTCAGCAGTTTTCAGATATACCGTCTTAATAACATTAAATACCTCATCAGAAGCGTCAAACGTATTAATTAGATCATAATCCTCTGCCTTCTCCTGGATAAACTTCTTAAGCTCTTGATTATAAAACTTAGATTGTTCTTCTATATCTTGTTCTTGTTTAATCTTGTCTCTTTCAGCAAGCTTGTCGTTTAGTAGCTTTTCAAGCTCAGAATCTTTGCTAGCTAACTTTGACTGAAGCTCTTTAAGTTGTTTTTGAATAGGATCAAGTTCATCGTCTTGCATAGATTCAAGCATCTTCTGCTGAATTTGCTCAAACGATAGACCTTTCTTCTTAAAAAACTCACTAGGGTTTTCTGAAGCTAACTTATCAAGCTCTTCCCATTGAGATAGCTTTCTTTCCTTTTCTTCAATCTCTTTCATCTTTTGTGCAAAAGATTGCTGTTTAGTTAATAAGCCCTTCTCTTTCTTGGCTAGGATCGCTAATCTTTGGGCAAGATCAGAATCTCCTGCAACATTTAATTCCGCTGATTCAGGCATGATACTTTCTACAGAATCGGATGCAACAGGTTCAGCTGTCTCGGCTGCGATGATGGATTGTGTGATTGCTTCTGTACTCATTTATATACTCCTTAGATAGGCGGTAACTCTTCGCCTGTTGGTTGAGCTGGTAAAGTTCCCATCATTTCTTCAGGGCTTGGTTGTGCCATAGACTCCTGTAAAGAAAGTGCGTCATTAATCCATTTCTGTAATAAATCTAGTCTTTCTTCAGGTAGCTTTCTGCCTTTCATCTTCAGATACATACTATTCATATAAGTGATCCCGTACTGAAGATTTTGATAAGGTTCAGGCGGATTATATTGGGCATCTTCTATAATTTGATAAGCAGTATATCGGATATCGTCTATAAAAGCGTTCTTGTTTTCAGTAATTTCAGCCACATCAGGAAATTCAAGTAAACTCAAGCCTTCTTCAGGTGTTACTAGCCCAGCAGCTAACATTTCCTGAACATAAGCTAAGCGTCCTGCAGGAGTTTTAGGCAACATTGCAGTAGGGTAAACTTGCATGATGTACTCAGAGTCTTTTAGCTTAATAGACTTAAAATCAATCTTCTGAGCGCCGTATTTATCCGGTGAAAGAACTACAGGCTTCCCACCTTGATCTGCAATCTGTTTAGAATGTAGAAGGATAGCGTCTGCAATATCTAAATGGAATTGTTCCCAGGATTGAGCAAGCTCAGCAAATCTTTCTGTCTCAATATCATTGTACTCTCTAAGAGCTTTACCTGAATCAAGTCCAGCAGGCTTTTTAGATTGTGCAGTAAGTTGAGATAGTCCCACTTCTTCAAATGCTTTCTGGTAAACAGTTAAGAACCAGTCTACAACCGCAGGGCTAACACCTTGAGGAAAGTTATAGATAGGCGGATTGTTCTTGTATTTAATGATTGTTCCCACTTCGTTATTAAAATGGGTGTCAATAATTTCAGACATAACATCAACTAAAATACTTGGTGAGCTCATGAGGTTCATAGCTCTTGAGATTCTTCTAAGCATCCTGTTAATTTCAATTTGATGTCCTGTAATGATCTCGGCAACACCTTTAGAGTAATAACCAATAGCATTAGGGATGTATTGCATCCTAACGTATGGGATCTTTTCTTGCTCATAGTCTTCATAAAGGAATGTAGCCGTTGAGATACCAATAAAGTGTTTACCCTTATGTAGAACTTCAACCCCATCCTTCTTAGTCTTATGAGCTATTCTATACCCTTCAACTACTACAGCTAGGTGCATATTAGATTCGAATGAATCAACGAAGAAAGGAATATCAGCAATACTAGCTTCATCAATCTCTTTAGAGAAATCAGGATACTTTTGCTTAAGTGTTGTTTTATCAACTACTCGAACCTCATATACTGTTAATGGTTCTTGTCCATATAGTGTTTCAGCTTGATCCACTACAATACAAGGCTTAAAGACTCTTTTAAAGTGAATGTTGCCATCAGAATCATGCCAATGCTTTAAGAAGCCATCACCAAAGATACAAGCATCACGAAAGACTTTTTTAGATTCTTCATAAACTTTAGCCTTATAGAATTGACCAAAGACATATTTATCAAGCTTCTTAGCCTGTTGTTGCATGCCCCAATCACCACCATCAGTTAAAAATGTTGGCTTTACTTTGTTCTTAGTTATCTTAGATACAAGCGCATTGGTAGCAGCTTGTACTACGTTCATTGTAAATTTCGCATCCAATGAATCAAATGTAAGGTTAAAGGTAAAAGCACTATATAGAGGCAAACCAGAATAAAGACGAAAATGGCGCTCATCTAAATCCTCCTGAGCAGTTTGGTTTCTTCTGATATTGCCAGCAGTTTCAAAAACTCTCTTATGAGGTTCTTCAGGGTATTCCCACCATGGTTTCTTATACAGCATGTTTAATCCTTGGTTTTAAAGCAGATGCACTATAATAAAGATCATCTTCAGTTACTTTTTCATTAGACTTAGCAAGTGGAGAAAATGAATCATTAGCCTTTTTAATAAAGTTAATCGGGTTAATTTTAAGTTTCACACCTTCATGTTCAAACTCTTCGACACCATGCTTCTTAAGCATCTTAATTAGTGCTTCTATTTCTTTATGGTTCATATTGTCTTCTCCTTTGGTCTAGTAATCTCTTAGCGAATTCATCCATATATTTATCTGAGTTAATGTCATCAGGCTTAGGCTCTTCTTTCCATAGGTAGTTTCTAGCTTCTCTCCAAGCGTACAAGAATGAATCGTTTTGGTCGTTTGGTATTCTTGGATCTTCATCTTGCCTAGTTTCATCTTTCCATTGTAAAGATTGCTGCTCCTCAATAAGTGACTGACATTTTCCTTTAAAATATTGAACTCTATTTCTTGTCACATCGTCTGCTAAAATCTTCAAAAATGATGCTTTATCTTGTTTTTCTGCTGCTTTTAGTGGAATTTGGTGCCTATTTTTGATTTCTTCAACACCTTGCTTATTTGCCCCATCTATAACAATTTTAGCTATTGGGAACAATCTTAGAAAATGTTTTATCCTATTAGCCGTGTCAGTTATGTCTAGTTCCTTTTCTTTAAATGACTCAACTACAAATAGATTAGGTGACTTCTTATGAAAGGCTACCAGAGTAAAGGCGCAGGCATCATTATAACCAATATCAACCCCTAAGATATAAGTAGGATTAATTAGTTCTATAGCATCGGTTATAGTAAATTCATTGATTTTTATAATTAATAGTTTATCATCTGCGCACCATTCATTTAGATAGTGAGTCTTGTATTCTGATGTAAGTTTAAAAGTTGGGTTAAACTCCTCGATCCATTTAATATGCTCTTTCCACTTATCGGCAATATAGGGATTATCAAAGGCAGTCCATTTGTGAACACTCCAACCTGGTTCTGCTCCTGTTGTGACAGCCTCAAAGAATGTTTTAGGTATATTCTCAGCAGTTCCTAGTAGTGTTAGTCGACCATTAACATCTGTTAAAGCAGGCATGACCATTTGATAGCATATTCTTTTAAGGTCTTGAGTAATAGAACCAGCCTCATCTATTTTAACTGTCTTGTATTTAGAACCAAGAATCTTTCTCATTTCTTTATAAGACGAGTCCAAACCGAATAGCTTGATCTGTGACTTGTTATTTAGCTTTATAATACCTTGCTGCTCATTAGATTTATGCTGGACTTTTTTGACCTCTAATTCAGTTAGGAGAGTATCCCAAATAATATTCTTAGCACTTGATAGGGTTAAAGCTCCATAAAGATGATTGCTCTCTGGTAGGTCAACCATGCTCTGAAGCGTCTCTTTGCCTTCACCTGTTGATTTCCCTGCTCGTCTGGTGCATTGGATCGCTTTAAGGAATGACTTATCCTGAGCAGCTTTATATTGAGCTATAAAGTTAGGGTCTAGGAATAGAGGAGGAGTAATGACACCTCTTCTTTTTAATTCCTCAACTACTAATCTTAATC